ATCAGATAATTTTCCTTGCTCAAGATATTGCTTAGCTTGTTTAATATTCTCAAGAATAAAGTTTTTATTTTCTTTAAGAAGTTTTGATTTTATTATTCTCATTTTATATATTTCTTTATTATATATCTATAACGTTATAGATATATCTCTCCTTTAACGCCTGGTAGCATTTGTCTTAATTGTTCTTTAGTATATTTTTTAGATATTGGGCTGTTACGTAAATCTAGATCACGTTTAACTGTTAAATTATCAGGTAATTGAGTTATTTTAGTTCCTGTTAAACTAAGTGTCCCGTTAACTGTTAAATTATCAGGTAATTGAGTTATTTTAGTTCCTCTTAAAATAAGTGATCCGTTAACTGTTAAATTATCAGGTAATTGAGTTATTTTAGTTTTATTCAAAAAAAGTCCGCCTCCTACAGTTAGGTTATTAGGTAGGGATGTTATTGGGGTGTTATTTAAATAAAGACCGTCTGTTACTGTTAAATTATCAGGTAGCGATGTTATTTTAGTATTCATTAAATTAAATTCTCCATTAACTGTTAAATTATCTGGAAGTGATGTTATTGGCGCTCCGCTTAAATTAAGACTCCCCTCACTGCCATCTTTAATATACTGCTGTATTTTCCTTTGAATTGCTATTATATAGTTTTTCTCACGTTCTTCTGGTGAACGTCTCGGAATTAAAATATTCTCTTCCTTTAATAATTTTTTAAGTTTGATCATATAAATAAATATCTATAACGTTACAGATATATCTCACCCTTTACTCTAGGTAACATTTGTTTTAATTGTTCCTTTGTGTATTTTGCAGATAATGGAGTATTAAATAACTCAAGATCTCCTCCTACTGTTAAATTATTTGGTAATGATGTTATTTTAGTATTCATTAAAGAAAGATCATCTCCTACTTTTAAATTATTCGGAAGTGATGTTATTGGAGCATTATCTAAATAAAGACCTCCTTTAATTGTTAAATTATTTGGTAGTGATGTTATTTTAGTATTCGTTAAAGAAAGAGAGCCCCCAACTTTTAAATTATCTGGAAGAGATGCTATTGGAGTATTAAATAACTCAAGATCTCCTCCAACTTTTGTTAAATTATCTGGAAGAGATGTTATTGGCACCTTACTTAAATCAAGATCTCCTTTACTGCCATCTTTAATATATTGTTGTATCTTTTTTTGAATAGAGATTATATAATTCTTTTTACGCTCTTCAGGGGAACGTCTCGGAATTAAAATATTCTCTTCCTTTAATATTTTTTTAAGTTTGATCATATAAATAAATATCTATAATGTTACATTTTTTAAGTTATGATAATCATAGCCAACAGCACACTTAACTGGATATTTGCCATTACATTCCAATAGTTGTTTTATATCATGTATATACTTACCACCATCATCTTTATGAAAATCAATCAAAACTGAATCATATAAATACAATATTATCTTACTCTTATATCGTTCGTTAACGCTCGTCAAAGTGTCTAATATCGCCATAGTTTCCTCCATCTCTAAGGATTGAATTAAATAATTTAATAATTTTTGAGAGTTCATATCATTAAAAAAATCACTTTTTAATATACGTTTATAAATAGGTGTTTCTATGTATTTTTGTGTTTTGTATAATTTCCAGTTTGTTTTTGTAAAATCATCAACTAATTTAAAAAACGGAATATTTAAAAATTCTTCATCTATACCGCCATATAATTGTTTAAATGTAACTGATTTACTTTGATCGTATTCTTCTTGAGTTAATTCTTCTTTTCCAAAATAATAACGACCTAAATATTCATGCATATTTATTTTGCCTGGAAATTGATATCCTAATAATTCTCCTAATAATCGAATATGATAAGCATCATAATCAAACTGTAATAAAAATCCGTCTTTACCAAACCGAGACTTAAATGACTTTCTTACGCCTGAATCTTTATTTAAAGCAGCATAATTTACAGAATCAAATCTATTTGAAGGTCTTCCTGTTGTTGTATAAGGATTATATTCAGTGTAAACAAAATCATTAGTTATTGTTACGTTTGGAAATGTTTCTTTAAGTATATTAGAATCAACGTTCAAGCCGTTCATTTCTATTTTGTTAAGAGTCTTTATAATAGTATTGTATTTTATAAAAGACTCGGAAATTTGAAATGACTTATATAAATCTAAATATTCTTGAATAACATTATAAAATTTCTCATGCTGTTTTACAATGGGAAGAAGAAAATTTAAATTTTTAAGATTGGAATATTTTTGATTAAAATAATCATGTACTGAAGTATTAAATTCTTCAGAATCTATTGATTTATTTGTTACAAAATAATAAACTAAATTAGCATCATATATATGGTCACATTTTATTGTGTTTAATATATACTTTAAATTAAATATAAATACTTCTTTAGCAGAACATAACACTTCAGAAATAATTGGATTGTTTATTTTTAATCCCTCTGAATGATCTATACTAATAATAGTATGTCTGTCAATCGTTAAATCATAAATAAATATTAATGAAAGTTCATTAACTTTATAATGTAAAAATGGGTCTTTTAATATAGGGGCTACAAATAATCGATGGCCCGCTACTTTTGGAATTAACCGTTCTAATTCTTCAATTGTTTCTATTATGGGCATCATATATACCCTAATATAGATTATTTTTTGTATAATTCCAAATAATTTCTTAAATAATCTTGCAGACCAGGCATTTCTTCGTTATATTTTCGTACTATTTTACGATTTGCACTTTCTACATCAGATTCTATACCCGTTAATTTCCAAGGCAATTCTATCTTTAAATATAAAAACGGGTCAATGCTACTACCCACTAAATTTGCTTGGGCTTTATCAATTTCAATAATATTATCGTATCTATTGTTAGATTTTCGTAAAAAATAACGTGTTACATATCCTTGATTATAATCTTGAACTGAAGGAATAGGATAATATTGTTGGGGTGGTATATAATTTCGTACGTTTGTTTCAGTTAAAGAATCATACTTAAATAATTTTTCTGAGCGATATGGAATTAAATATTCTGATGTAAGTTCGTTGTAATCAAAGCCAGTCATTATCATACCATCTGTATAAGTATGATAATATCCTTTATATTCTGTACCATTATTTAACATCCATTCTTTACCAGATGTTTTAAGGCCAGTAGTTATTTGTTCTTGAGAATAATATATTTTAGGTCTTTTAGTCATTGTTAAGGTAAAATTATTCTGTATATTGCTTCTAATTCAGTATACCAGTCGTTATTTGATATTGTATGAGATATTCTAAGTATTGTAAAATAGCAATTTTTGCTATTATATCCTGTAGGTAACCAGTTAGTTGTTATAGAATTTCCTTGTTTAAATCCATGTATACCGTCTAATTTTATTTTTAATTTAATTGGAAATGTTGCAGTTCGTAAATTAAAAATAGATTTCCACATTGTATTATTACCTTCAAATACAGATTGCCTTGCTCCTTGAAATATAAGCTTATATAATTCTTGTATTCTCATTACATAAGCATAATGACTTGTTGGATATGGCTCTTGTAAATATTCATCCAGGTATTGACTATCTTGATTTCTAGTTTGATTTGGAGGCGCATCTGCTCTAGGATCTCCTGCAATACCTCTATACGAAATATTATATTTCTCAATTAAGTTTATTATGTTACTCGGTATTTCTAAGTATGATTGGACCAATACCTCATCAATATTAATAGGTATACGTGCCCTTATTAAATTTTTTTGCGCCTCGCTATAACTTTTCCATTCTTGTATTGTAATTACTTTTCCATTTTCAGTTATAATTTGTTTAGAAACAGAATTACCTATACTAGTCTCTGATTGACCTGCTAATGCAGCAACAGTTATTATTTCATTACTAACATCAGACTCGACTAATATTTCTCTACATACTGAATTTGTAGTAAATGCTGTAATTTCTAACGCCTCTTCTTTTTTTATTGTAGTATTGACAGAGTTAATATTTTTTATTATAACTTCCGTATCAGTCATAAAACAAGTCGCTTGTATCATACCACCTGTTTCTACATCTAATTGTTTAAATAAATTATTTAAAAATCCCTGAAATGTGTTAAGCTTTATTTCAGAATTATTTTTTATATTTGAAATAGTTGCTAAAAATTCAGTTAATACATATTCTACATTTAATAAAATAGCACCTAAATAATAACTGTCTGTGCTGTAATTTTTAAAATCGACTATTGGCGGAAAACTTACATAACCATCCCCAACCGAAGAATATGGAAAAGCAAATTTATAAAAATCTGCTGGCCCTGTTTTCATAATAACCTCATCACATTTAGAAAAATAACTTACATCCGGATTAATTATAAATTGTGTAGGTGTATCTTTTTGTGTACGTAAATTATATGCTAAAATACAATTTATAATATGTATTAATGAATCTAATCTAATATATGCTCTAGGTAATGTCTGAGCTTCCGTAACGAATACTCCTAATGAACGAATCCCTAGTGGATATAAAAATACCCCCGTTGGCATATCAATAATATAATAACCCGTTACATTTTTTATATTTGTAGGCTCAAAATCAGATGCGACAGTTTTAATAGAAATTTTTCGTTGAGACCCAACCGGGTTATCAAAAATTGCACTCGTATTATCTATAAGATTAGTTAATATTGTACCTAAACCTCCATTAATATTTATTAAATTTGCACTGGCTAGCTGAGAGTTAATTTCAGCCTGCGATGTTGTTTTTACATATGTATTGTCACTGTATATTGGTAAGGTATCATTTCTTCTGCCAGTAACTGTCGTTACATTTTCAGTTACAGTTACACTAGTTAAACCAACCCCATCAACTAAAGATGGGTTTGAATATCCTTCGATCATACAATTCCAAGAACCGTCGCTATTGGCAGAAAAAGAAAAATTAGTAACAGTGCCTCGAACAAATCCTCTATTAGGATCATTATCTTCAGTAGACCATCCAAACCCTAATTCAATAGGAGTTAATGGTCTCATTAAATTTTCTAAATAAAAGGAAACTTGGTCTCGATCATGTATTATAAATTTTACAGAAAACTTTGTGGTATACGCCAGGCCCTCTCCAATTGTATCTATTGATGCTTCTATTAAAGTTGTCGCAATAAAGCCCTTTTCAGGCGTATATAGGTCTAATAAAGGTACTGTAACTGGGCCTAATAAAACAGGATATCCCGTTGTTTGGGTTACTTCTGCACTATTAATATTTACATCCCTTGCAACTTGCGGAGATACTTCTCTAAAACGTGATATATCTGCTGGGTTTTCATTATAAACAATATCCATTAGTGGCTTGCCTAGATTAATGTCATAAATAACAACAGATTCGGTACTTTTTAATCTTCGAAGAGTTAAGTATGCAGTTTTCCTATAAAGCCATTTATATTCATCGTCTGATAATACAGACCCTTGAATACCTTTAGAGTATATATTTTTACGTCTTGTAATTTCTGATTCAACTTTTGAATCGACTTTATTGACAAAAATTTCATCAAATGTTGGTCCGGCCATAACTTATCTACTTAAATTAGTTTTAAATATTTGTTGCTTAAATCCTGTAATTTTATTGGGGTCAGGTATTCTTAATTGTTTTCCCGATTCGACATTTAAACTACCCAAGCCTATACTATTAGCAGATGCTATTATTGGCCATGCCGTAGAATCTCCATAAAATTGATTGGCTAATAAATCTAATCTATCTGACGGGTCAGTAATAACATATATATCATTATCTGATTTATCAAAAAACGGGACAAATGTAGTTACAAATTTACGCCTTCCGTTAGAATCTTTTGTTATTGCAAGGTCTTGATATCTATTCATATATTAATAAATATCTTTGAAGTTTATTAATTGTAGTATTTTAACGTGTATTTAATATCTGTTGGCGCTCGCTTCTAAAATCTGTTTCTGACAAACCGTCACTTGCCGGTCTACCGCCCAATGGATATAAATTTCCAATGCTATAATGTTTGATATCAGTAACTCCGGCTGGTTCAGAATCAACTGTAATTGACTCTGGTCGAGTTTCTCCAAATATTTGTAAATTAACTTGTACTGAAACATACATAGGTAATTGGCCTACAGCTGATACAGATGCATCGCCACTATATAATTTTGAATCTCCTAAATTAATTTCCCAAGGAGTTTCATTATCAACTGTATACGATAAAGATCTAATAAATGCAGGGGTATTAATAAACCAATTACCTAAAGTAAATTTAATTAACGGGCCTACCATTTTATAATTGCTTCTGTAACTAGGTACTGTAGTTTTAGCTAATCGTTCTAATTGGTCCCACATTAACATTAAATCTCCGCGAGATAAAGCAGCTGCTTTAAATGATACACTAACAGAACGTTCAAATCCTTGATAAATATAAGGACTATCTGCACGACCTAATATTTTTACTTCTTGCCAGTTAGGGCTAAAATCTTCAGACACATTTTCGATGTATGCTCTAAATCTAAATCTTTCATTAGTATTTAAATCATAAAACATAAATTTAACAAAATCATCTACAGCTTCTTCATCAGTTTGATTTATTTTCCATATAGGGTCAGTCATTCCATTACCGCCGGGAGTATATTTCGACATAAAACTTCCAGCTAAAGGATTTCTTAAATCTTTACCTCGTTTACCATAATCTGGTACGCTAAGTTTAGTTCTTTGATGTTGAGATGTTTGTGAGTAATTTTGAATTACCGTGCCGTAATATGAACCTTGAGTAGAAATCCACTTAGCATCGAAAACATCAGATGACCCGTTAAGTAAAAAGTTAAAAATTACATTACTATTTAATCTAGATGCTTTTGCTGATATACGTATATCATCATATCCTAATGTATAATATTGTTGAGAAGCGCCATCTGTTAATGATTTATTAGATACCTTTTCATAAAATGGTAATGTAGAAGTACCTATACTGTTAAAATTAAATATACCATTTGGTATAAGTTTTGAAAATGTACTCGTACCTGCAAAACTTGAATTAGATAATTTAAGATATAATTCATCATTGTATATAGGGACCGTATCTTCATCAATTAATGGATAAGAATTTCTTGCTATATATTTACGAGTTTTATTAAATAAATTTCGACCTACTGCATCAGCGTCAGTAGCAGTCTTGTATGGAAATGGACCTGTACTATTAACGGTTCTATTAATAGGTGTAGTCCCAATACCATATACTGATTGAGGGCCTCCGCTTATTCCCGACGGGCCAGATATGGAATAAGTACCTGTGCCTAATATTAAAGACTGGTAAAGTTTATTTAAACGATTGTTATTTAAAGGCTGTATTACTCTAGATTTAATACCTCGTCCGGAAGATGGGTCTATACCTGCAAGCCCGAACATTACACCAGAATATGTTGTTCTAGGTATAAATGGTATTGCATCTTTTCTAAATCTAAGACCTAAATGCTGTGTTGCTGTATTTACTAATGAACTAGCTAATGTAAATGCTCCATTTTTTATTCTACCGGCCAATGAAGGATCTGCTTCTGTGTTAGGTGCTGCTCCTTGAAGTAATCCTTGGCGAGCTGTAAATAATAACCCTTTTACAGAAGCATACCATTTTCCAATACGAAGAACATCGACAATAGCTCTTTGAGTTGATGTTACTACACCGCCTCTAATAAATCCATCATCAAATTTCCACGTGTCAAATACATTTAATTTAGCACCTCTTCGTTGAATACCACTTAAAATTAAGGGCTGATCAAATAATACTAAACCAGTATTAAATGAATTATCTCTTAAATTAAATGCAGTATATAAAATATCTCTGGCTGACGGAGAATTTGTTCTGTAAAAATACTTTTCTAAAGTATCGCCTGTTATTCCTAAAGATGTCGTATATGGTTTAGTTATACTATATGTTGTTCTTGTATATCTCGTGCTGTTTAATCTATTTGGAAATAAAACAGGCGATTGCCATTGATTAGCGCCGACAATTTTAGTTATATCTTTTAATGTACCATTATTTACCGTCGTCGGATATACATATCTTAGTGCTGATAAATCTAATCCTAAAAACTGAGTCGAGGTTTGATTTAAAGTAAATCCTTTAGAGCCAGATCTTAAATCATTAAAGGCATTTATAACAGGTAAAGTTTTATTTGCATATATCTGAATAGTTAATGGAAACCTTAATAAACGTATAATTTCAGCGCGGGTATCGTATATACTATTAAAATTATCTACTTTAAATTGTTTATAAAGGCTCAACTTATCTAATAAACTAGGAACTTGGTCTTTATATAAACTCAACTTGTCTAATAAACTAGGAATTTGGTCTTTATACAAACTTAACTTGTCTATGATATTAGGAATTTGGTCTTTATATAAACTAAGTTTTAATATATCAATAGGTCTTTGATTTATATAAAGGCTTAACTTTAATATATTAATTGGAAATCGTTGTATATATAGACTTGACTTTTCTTTTAAAATCGTTTTAATTATTTCTACAGAAGATATATGTTGAATACCTCTAGGAGTAATTTTAATAAAGCTCGATACTTTATTTAATTCTTCTGGTGTTTGTTTTTTAAACGTAGATACTTTATTTAATATTGTATCTCCAAATAATGTAGAAATTGCAGGTAAGCTTCTTCTACGATTTGAATTAATAGAATATATCTTATAATCTATTTTTTTAGCCCCTGGCACTTGAATAGACGTAGAATTATCTACTTTGTTTATCTTTATATCAGTTGATTGTAAAAGTTCAGTAGACGTGCTGTAAACTGCTTTTACTGGAGACTCCGACAGCTTCTTTTTTTCTGCAGATTCTACTGTTGAAGGTTTACGCCATCCAGATAAATTTGATTTTAAATCTAATATTGCCATTTGTTATAATTATGATAGACGACTAACATTAGGTGTATAACTTCTGTTTAGTCCTATATTACTATTTATTTGATTAATTGCTCTATCTCCAATATTTAAATTTACTGGCTGATCTACTTTATTAATTAATTGTTTAAGTAAGTCATTTGTTTCTTTTGTATTTACAGATACATTTTTTGTTTCGACAGTTTCTTTATAATATGAACTAGCGCCTGTTATTCCTGGTTGAGGTGTCATGACTGGCTGCATTGATGTTGTAGCATCATAAATATCCATCCCCGCACCAAGGACAGCTCCGCCTAATGCGCCTAAAGGATTTCCTCCTGATGCTGCAAATCCAATTAATCCATAAATTAAGGTTTTATATTTAGCTAAAAATGCTACAATATTTGCTAATACATGTAAAGCCGGAAGTAATATAATAGCAATTTCTGCTATAATATTTTTAACATCAGACATTGCTTTGTTTAATGTTTCTTGCACTGTAGCTTGTTTCATTTGTTCTATCGTCTGCTTAGCTGTTTCATTACCCATTGCAGCTAAATATTCTAAACGATTTCTATCAGCATTTGTCATTGCTAAAACTCCTTTAGATATATCTACACCCAACTCTTTAAATTTTTCTTGTTCTAACACCATTTTAGATAGTTGCTCTAGACTCATACCCATAGATTCGGCTAATTTTATATTACCTACTCTATTACCTTCTGTTAAGTCTTTAGATGTAATGCCTTGTTTAACTAATTCGCCTGCAACGCCTACTAAATCATTTTCAAATGCTAATTGACGAGCTTTATCTAAATTAATTTTCTTACCAGTTAATATTTGAGCCTGTACTTGGTTTGTTATTGACGATTCAATATCTAATAATCCATCAGCTACGCCTTGAACATCTTTAAGCTCTAAACCCAATCCTTTAACTGCAACAATTCCATTTGCTAATTCTTTAGCACTGGCATTAAAAATAACCTTTAATTCATCAGATGAGTTAGCAACATCTTTCATGATGTCATTAAATACAAACCCAGCGCCTGTAAGTTTATTAAATCCTTCTACTTGAGCAGCAATTTCTTGAGTTACTACTTCAGCATCTTTTCCTTGTATTGTTCCTAAACGTTGAATCTCAGCAGCTTCGTCACCTTGAAGACCTAAATATTTAGTTAACATTACTTGATCTTCTAAACGCTTTGTATCAGTTAAAGATAACTTACCATATACCCTAGATAATTCATTTGTTGCTTCTACTAAATTTTCTCTAGTAGCCAATTCTAACTCTGAATTAACTGTTGCTCTATAAATATTATCTCTATATTGTGTTATTTGGTCGTTTGTAGTCGCAAATGCTCTTTGTACTTTTTTCCACCATTCTTCTTCAGAAATAGCTATTAATGCGCCAGATACTAATACGCCTATACTTTTACTTAAAACTTCAAATCTCTTTTTTAATGACGGGTCTTCAAAAAATTCTGCAAACTTTTTACTTAAATTATCTTTAGCTTTTTCTGTCATTAATGTATTTGCTATTAAATCGCCAAACACCGGTATTTTTCGCATGTTTTGTTCAATACCATTTACATATTCAGATGCAGCATCTAATTGGGCCTGCTTTTTTTCCTTAAGAATCTTTAAATCCGCTTTTTGTAATTCAGCTTGGATTTTTTCTAACTCAATTTCATCTTTTATTGATGATGCTAAATTTTTATGTTCTTTTATAAGGTCCTTTATATTAGCACCAGAAGTTTTTAATTTATCTTGATATTCAGTTGCAAGGTCTGATAAATTTTGTTCATTATCTGTTAATGTTTTACCTAACCTTTCTTTATTTTTTAATGATTTTATTTGATCTTGTAAACTGTCAGTATATGATTCTGCTAAATCTGTTAATTTTTCTTCTTGACGAGCTCTTTTTTCTTCGAGTATACTAAGTCTTTCTAAGAGTGCTAGTTCTCTTTCAATTAAAATTAATTGTCGTTTTTTGGCAGCTTCTTTTTCTTTATAACTCGACCTATCATTTTCAATAATACGTTGTTTAGCATCAATCTCTCTTCGAAGATCTTCTACCCTATCATTTATGACATCTTCTCTTTTTCTTGCCATACGTTTACTTTGCTTTTAAAGATTTTTTATGTATACTAATAGTATTTGCATGACCTGCTATGGCTTTTTTATATTTTTCAGTTTTTCCAGAAGCACCGTATTTCTTTTCATACGAATCTACCGCAGCTTGAGCCTTTCTACGTTTTTTATCAGCATCCTTAATTGCCTTTAATACTCTCGGATCTTTTTTCCATTTATTTTTAGCATCGTGATAATTTGGGCCAAATAATGTACCTAGTACAGTTGCAAATAATCCTGTTAACATATCTTTTTATTCTTTTATATTATTAATTATCGTTATACAGTAAAAAAGCCCTTTTTACTTAGGGCTTCTTTTTCATAAAATCGGGTTTAGATATTTTAGGCATTTTGCCCTTTGCTTCTGAAGTTTGCTTTTCAATTTCTTCATTTTCTTTATTAACAAAGTCATTGATTTGTTTAATATAGAATCTTCGAAGCCACACAGGTAAGGAATACACGCTCTCCCACGTAAATCCTCCTTTCCCGTGATATACCAAGTTAAATATCTCGGTATGCAGAATGGGCTTATAGTTAAGCCCTAGGCCAAAAAAAGTCCACTCCCACGGGTAAATTTAATTTGCCTTCATAATAACATTCTTGGCAAGTAAAATCAACATTAAAATCTACACCTGGTGATATATTTTTAATATGACCTCTTAACCCTCTTGAATCTTGCGCAAATAATTCATTATCAACAAAATCATTAATATATTTCTTATCTTCATTGCCGTCAACTGAAATAATAATATACTTTAATCTTGTAGTAAGATCTTTACTGATGCCTGTTTTATTTGTCTTTTTAAGATTTTCAAGTTCTAGTTGAATTTTCTTTTCATCTCCGTGAGTAAGTAATTTAAATATCACTTCACGATTAGATGCTGGTAAAGTAAACTTAAATTGGTTTGCTTTAATCATTTCTACATTTTCAATATCAAATGCTTTTTCTTTTAATAAAGTTAAATCAAATGATATTTTAGATTCTTTAGTACATTCTGGACAAGTGCAAGTAGCATCATATATTTTACCGTATCCTAATATTCTAGATGCAACCATAATAGCATCTTTGTCAGCGCCGATTAAATCGTTATACTTAATAGGAGTTATAATTAATGCTTGAAACAATTTGTCTAATACAACTCCTTGTTTAATTAATGATTGAGTTGTAAGAATATCTTCTTCAGCAGCAGTCATATATTTTAATTCTATTGTGCCGCTTCTTAAAGGAGAATCCTCTGGATATAATAATCCTTTTGATGGTAATGAAATTACTTCCGTAGGGAAATTAATAGTTCTTACTTCTTTTTGCTTGTATTCTTGAATAATACTGTTTTTTAAATCTTGGATAGATGATTTATCCATTGGATAATTGTCGTTTACTATACTCATAACATATTTACTTTATTATAATTATCTCAATCATGAAAAAGGCCCGCATTTTATTGCAAGCCAATTTCGGGGTAACTTCGGGAAAAGTTAATATTGTTATATATTATTTAGCATCAGGCATAATAACTGCATATTTTCCATTCCATTCAGATGCTCTAGGAATATCTGGGTCGCCAGGAAAAATAGATAATACTATATATTCTCCGGGAAGTACATTACCGCTTTCGTCTTTTTTAGGACGAACAATTATAGTTAATTCATCTGTTTTAAATTGACCAGGTGCTGCTGAAGTAGTAACTAATGGAACTTTAATTTTATTAGGCCCTTCAACTTTTTCTGTTTCAGATACTTGAGCATTTGGTAATTGCTTGGCCTTTTCAATAGGTAATACTAAATTATATCCAATACCAGGAGATTTAATTGTTAACGTCCCAGTGCCAGTAGCAATTTTATCTAAATCTTGCGATTTATCTAATGCTGCTTGAGCTTGCTTTAATACATAATCTAAAGGCTTTGCAAAGATAGATCCTTGGCCTGCTTTTATATGCACATCTTTTAATTTACCTTCTAACCAAGATGGAATTTCTACAGCTTCTTTCAATAATTTATTATACTGAGATTCTGTAATGATCTTTGCTGTTCTTTGAAAATCTAATTTTTCTTTTAATGTTAAACGCATATTGTTATTATTTAGTAACTAAAATTCATCGTCATCATCGGCAATGGCAGCAGCAAAATCATTATATACCTCAGCTAAGTCACCGCTATCTTGAGATCCTAGCATTGATTCAATATCTTCTAAAACGTTTATTATAGACATTGCTAACTTAGCTAATTCTTTGCGGTTTCCTTTTAATGATTGTACTTCTGACTTTAATGCAGATATTGCCATACTCTTTTTAGACGCCATTTCTTGTACAGGGACTTCTTCTTTTTGCGTAGCTTCATATTCATCCATTACTTCTTGAATAGTTGGTAATGGCTTACCTGCTTTACGTTCCCAAGCAAATCCTTCCTTAAGAAGAGACTTTAATTTTATTTGTTTTGTCATTTTTTGTTTAACTTAAAAATCTTAATTTATATAATGTGCTTGTTATCAACGTAACAATATTATCTATTTCATTTTGAAGGTTTGAATCTTCTTTAACTGAGCCTCTTAAATCTTCAACGGTCTTTAATAATGCTTTAAAATATTTTATAGTATTAGCAGTATTTTCATAATTATTAAGAGCATAATTTTCATAGCTATTTATAATATCATACTTACCTTGAAACGATTCTACTAATGTATCTACTAATCCAACTATCGAATCATAATATTCATTTAATGCTTTATGTTCAGCATATGATTTAGTTTGCAAATGAAATATATGTACCTGCGTAGAAGAATGTAACAGATATGAAATTAATTTTATAAATTCTTTGTTCATCGTTTATTGTAAATATAAATGAAAAATCTCAAAATGCCAAATGATTTCTTATTTAATATAAATATTATCGAATACTACTTTTCAGTCCTAATAATTTTTGTATAACTATATCTCGATTATTCATTATATCGTCTTCCCAAAATCTAATTAATTGATATCCATTTTTCTCTGCCCATTCATTTTTAACTTTATCATGCGAAACAGTATGTATTTGAGATTCATATAATGGAATAAATCCTTTATCAGGATTACAATGCCACCAATCTCCATCAGTCTCTATTAAAATATTAGTATCTTGAATATTAAAATCATAACAATAATACTTAACTGGATATTGTTGATTATATTTTATTTGTAAAGTATCTAATATGTCTTTAAATTCTTTTTCTAATTTACTTTCGTATTTAGTTTGATTTTCAGACATCCATTTAACCCTACTTAACCTTAAGTTATTAATATGTTCTAGGGACTTTGGTTTGCCCTTTAACCCTTCAGATATTTTTTTGCATCTTTCAGGCTTTATTGCAGCTTCTTGAAATGACTTTAATTGTTCAGGAGTATATGATTTTCCTTTGTTCCATTGCGTAATTTCTCCAGATTTAAAACGTATCCTTCTTGTTTCGGCAGATTTATCTCCACCCTTTTTAGAATAAAATCCTCCGTTTGTTCTAGCTACATGGCCTTTAGAATATTCTCTAAATTTACTATGTCCACCATCAAAGGTACATTCTGTACCACATCCGCATTTACATTTTGGTATTTCTGGAATATTATAATATTTCATAACTAGTTCTTTGCCAGATAAGCTATGATTTCTAGATGTATGCTTTGCTAATCCGTTCCAGGTCGTAAATTCTTTATTACAGGACGGACATGAAAAAAGATTTTCCATATATACTTATACTTTATTTTAATATAAATATATATGAAAAATCTCAAAATGTCTAATGATTTTGCTATTTTAAAAATTAAAATTTCTAGAAATTCAATATGGCGTAATCATAAGTAATAGTAACCGTAATAGTTACTGCTTCTCCGTCATTCGCCCAATCCATTTCGTTAAAATTAACATCTGAACACCAAGCGCCTTTTAATACCCATTCTTCTACTTTATCACCTACTGGTCCTAAAGAATTAAAAGTAATGTCTTTTTTGTAAAAATCACTATATCCATCACGTCCTGTTACGCTTTCATGTCCTAAACGAATCCATTCCATAATAGCTTGAGCTCCTGAAGGTACAATTGGATCGTATAACGTAATAGAAATATCTTGCCAACGTGACTTACCTTTTACTTTTCTATCTACGTTGATATGATCTAATACTGTTATATTTGACGTTAAATTGGGTCTAGCAGCAGCTTTAATAATAAAAGAAGGAATACCTTCAATATACATAAAGAATCTATTAGTTTGTTTTGGTTCCCAACTTTGGAACATTATTTCCGAGGGGTCTAATATTTCTGGCATATTTTTATATGTTTATATTTGTTATTTAATATAATTATTATGTTTCGTTAAAAACTAATATTTTATTTTTTTCGTAAAAAAGCATCTAATAAAACACCTATTTGAGCTGCATGAGTTTTTATATTGTCGTATACTTCGTCATTTAAATCTTTTTTACGTTTTGTTGCTTCGGCTGAAAGAACTCCAATCATTTTTCCGTCAATGTTTTTAAGAGCAAACATATACGAAGATTTACAATTTGTTTCTTCTGCCAAATAACGTAATCCGTAAGTTGGTATTTCTTCGTCTTTATAATCTACAATAATAATTCTGTCGTGATCTAAAAGTCTGTTAATTGATTTACTGAATAAATTTATCGGTATATTTTGAAAGTTATG